GACCTCATCGACCGCGGTACCGAAAACGTTGAGTGTCTGGACCTGATTAATCAGCCATGGTTCCGTGCTGTTCGTGGTAACCATGAGCAGATGATGCTGGATGCATTGGTGAAAGGCGGAAGCTTCAGCCATTGGATGTCAAACGGCGCAGGGTGGTGGCATCAACTGGATGTCGAGCAGGATATGCAGCTCAAATATCTGCTCCCCAAAGTGGGGCAACTTCCGCTGATCATCGAGCTAGTCACTGGCGATATGAAATACGTTATCTGCCACGCTGACTATCCGCACGACGCATATGAATTCGGCAAGCCACTGCCAGAGGAAATGGTCATCTGGAATCGCGATCGAATTGGTAATTCTCAGAAAGGCGAAGTGAGGGAAATCAAAGGCGCAGACCTGTTCATATTCGGGCACACCCCGGCGCGTATGCCGCTGCGATTCGCTAATCAGTATTACATCGACACCGGTGCCGTATTCTGCGGGAACCTCACCATTCGTCAGCTGCAGGGTGGTGCCCAATGAATACCTACAACATCACGCTGCCATGGCCGCCGAGCAACAACCGTTACTACCGCCACAACCGCGGGCGCACGCACATCAGCACAGAAGGGCAGGCCTACCGCGACCGCGTAGCCCAAATCATCAAAGACGAAATGCTGGATATCGGCA